TATCACTCTCACGAGAGAGATGCTTGAATTGATCATCAATTTAACATTGATGGCAATCAGGCTGATCTTTCGTGTTAAAGAGTGACTAGCGTCCTTAGAGGCCCTTACCCGAAAGGAGGATTCCACATGGAACCTATTGATACAGTATACGATATATGTCGATACTATATCAAAGATCTTGGCGAAGTTGATCCCGCTCTTGTCGCGAAGATAGACGGACTCCGTCGATCTCGTAACATAGCTGGATTAACTTCCTGCTCCTGTCACTTCGATCCGGCAAAGCATTCGATCGGAGAGTGGCAGTTCCTGAGACAGGTTGAAGCATTCTTTAAAAAGAATGCACTCCTGTCCAATAAGGATGTTTGTGCTGCAGCTGCTAAAGATTCCTTCTTGGAATCTGAAGAGAACTGTAGCGCTACAAACATCCGCCTTAAGCCCCATGTCGGATATATTCATCTGATGGATGAACCATATCGTCAATGGGTCTTAAGAATGGCACGTTACGTAAGTAACGTACTCGGGGACTTCCACTCTTTCCTAGAAAGTTTACCTTTCTTAGTGAGGGTGACTCCGGGAGCAACGTCCTACTCGTCTAGACGTAATAGCTTACCGCAACTAAAAATGCGGATGAAACCTTATGCAACGCATAGGGCTTCTCAATATCTAAGGGCATTATACCATTTCTATGGTTTTAATGAACCGAAGATAAAAGCTACCAAGTCTAATCGAGTAGAGCTGGTGCCGAAGAATTGGAAGACAGACCGTACCATTGCTTGCGAGCCAGAAGGGAACTTACCCCTCCAGCTTGCTTTCGATACGTACGCCAAAAGACGTTTACGTCATTTTGGGATTGATCTGTCGAACCAATCTGCGAATCAGATTCGTGCCAAACACGCTTCGATCTACAATGACTTCGTCACGGTAGATTTTAGCAAAGCATCCGATACAATTAGTTATAATACCGTCCATCTGGTATTTCCAGATGAATGGTTTAACTATTTGTCTAGGGTGCGGACCCCGTTTTACCGGGGAGTGTTTGGTGATGGTTTGTACTCCAAGTTTTCCTCAATGGGAAACGGGAGTACTTTCGCCATCGAAACGATTCTTTTCGCTGCCGCTTGTAAGGCTGTGGGATCAAAGAGATTTCTTGTCTATGGTGACGATGTTATCATAGAAAAAGAATTCTACAATGATTTCCTAACCCTTACTCGATTCCTCGGTTTTACCATTAATCAGTCAAAATCCTTCCATGACGGCCCTTTTAGGGAGTCATGTGGGAGAGACTATTTTAATGGCATCGATGTCACTCCGGTCTATATAAGAGGACTAGATAAGCGTAAAGCTTCTCTTTGTCATCTTATTAATAGTCTTGGAGCGATTGCTCTCCCTGGAGGTTCCTTAGAAAGCTTTCTCGTGTCTCTCCTTCGCGAGAATAAGCTTCCTTTGGTTCCATACAACGAGAGCACTCTCTCAGGTGTTTGGATAACCCCTGAAAGAGCTCGAACCCGTGGAATTCTGAAGCGTTTACACTACATTGATTACTTCAAATCTTATACCGCAAGGTATAAGAGGAAGTGCTTTGTTGACTCACGTGGCTATTATCTCTGGTT